AAATGGATGGAAGAATCTGCAAAGTTCGTAAAAGAGAATGGTTATATAAGAACTCAAGTAGGTAGAATTCGTCATCTTCCAAGAGTAAAACAAATATTTGAACAAGTAGGAGATGGCATGCTAGATTACAACTTCGTAAAGCAACTAGAAAGAGAGCATGGAGTAGATCCAATCAAAACAGTTAAACGTGACTTTATAAATGGAGTAAACAACAGTCGTAACGTACAGATTCAAGGTCTTGCTTCATCTATAGTAAATAGAGCTGCAATTGCTATTAATAGGAGGTTTAAAGAAGTAGGAATAAATGGTTGGGTATGTGCACAAATTCATGATCAGATCATTTGCGAAGTAGAAGATAACAAATCAAAAGAAGCAGCTGAATTAGTTAAGGATTGCATGGAGAATACTACCAAACTTAGTATTGCTCTTAAAGCACCACCAGCGATTGCCCATAACTGGAGAGACGGTCACTAGAGATAAATTATTTTTCATTTTCTAAAAGTTATATATATTTATAGATAACAAAGAGGTACTGTGAGTAGGCCTCAAGTTACGAAAATAAACATTAAAAACCGTTCACCGTAAGGGAACACAAAACTAAACATTATGGGAATATTAAGACCATTTGAGCTTGATCCATTTGACTTGCTCTGGAAAGACCTTTTCGAATCAGCACCTCACTTTTCTGCAATTACGCAGAAGATATCGCATCCAGTAGACATTTTTGAAACAGAAGACGGCATTCGATTTGAAGTAGCCGCAGTAGGCCTCGACAAACAAGATATTAGTATTATTGTCGATGGAGACCAATTACGAATTACATACGAAAAACCAAACAGACCTGAAGAATCTCCAATTTACCGAGGTATTAAGAGATCTTCTTTTAATCTCACTTGGAAGATTTCGACTAAATTTGATTTAAGTAAGTTAGACGCTACCTTAGACAAAGGATTACTTATTCTAAGTGTTCCTACAGCAGAAGGAAAAGCTGTAAAACAGATAAAAATCAAGTAAAAAACGGGCCTACTCACAACCTTAGTTATGTTTTCAATACCAACAAATTTCATACGTGTAAACGAAGGGCTCTATAAAGTCGTAAGGACTTTTAAAGAAGAACACGTGAAAAACGTAGAGGGCTTAAAAGAGCTTCTCCACATAGATATAGTTTTCCGTAAAGACGGATTGCTATATTTTTGTAATAATGTACAAGATTTAGAAATTATAAACGAATAAAAAATGAGTAACATCAAACCGCTAAACGGTATTATCGTCCTCAAAAAACTAGAAGAGGAAGAGCAAACTTACGGACAGATCGTAATTCCAGACATGGGGAAAGAAAAGCCGGAACTTGGAATCGTAGTAGAAGTATCGGACACCTATAATTGGCACAAAGGAGACTATTACAAGACTAAGGTTAAAATTGGAGATAAAGTAGTTATTCCTAAAATGGGATCTATGACTATTTCTCAAGACGGTGAAGATTATATCCTTATTAAAGAAACAGAAATTTTAGCAGTAATCGAAAATAACTAATTATGAGTGTAACTAAAAATGTGTTCGGACAAGAACTAAAAGAAAAACTACTTTCAGGAGTAGAAAAGCTTAACGCCTCAGTATCATCAACACTTGGACCTGGTGGTCGCACTGTGTTGATTAGGGAACATAGCGGAGAAGTTAAAGTAACAAAGGATGGCGTATCAGTAGCAAAAGCGTTTCACAAGCTAGAAGATGATATCGAAGATCTTGGAGCCCAATTGGTAAAGCAAGTATCTATCAAGTCTGCTAACGAAGCTGGAGATGGTACCACTACTTCTACCCTTATCGCAACAGAGATGATCAAAGCAGGATTAAAAGAAATCAGGCAAGGATCAAACGCAGTAGCGATCAAGAACGAGATCGACAAGATCATTACTGAAGTAGTTCACGAAATCAAGCAATCAGCTATCGACGTATCTACCGAAGAGCAGATCAAGCAGGTAGCCACTATTTCTGGTAACAACGACGAAGAAGTCGGTAACCTAATCGCCTCTGCTATCGATGCAGTTGGTAGGGAAGGAGTAATAACAATCGAAGAGTCAAAAACAGGTGAGACAAGCCTTGAAATCGTTGAGGGTATGCAGTTCGATAGGGGATACAAGTCTCCGTACTTCGTAACTAATAATACCACAATGCAAGCGGGTCTTGACAATCCTTACGTTCTTCTTTACGATGGTCGTATCTCCACTGCTCAAGAGTTGTTGCAAGTACTTACCAAAGCAAACTCTGAGAATCGTCCTCTCTTGATCATTTCAGAAGACATCGGAGACGAAGCATTGGCAACTTTGATCGTTAACAAGATGAGGGGAATCGTTCAAGTCTGCGCAGTAAAAGCACCAGACTTCGGAGAAAGAAAGACTCTGATCTTGGAAGACATCGCGATTCTCACTGGAGGTCAAGTTATCTCTAAAGACAAGGGACACAAGCTGGATAAGATCACAGCTTCCCAATTCGATCAATTCCTTGGATCAGCAAGGATTGCTACAGTTTCCAAAGACGAAACTACTATCGTAGACGGTAAAGGATCGGAAGAGGCAATCGAAGCAAGAGCTGTAGAAATCAAAGACCAGATTGACAACGCTACTTCTTTCTACGAGAAAGAAAAGCTTCAAGAAAGGCTTGGTAAGATCGTAGGTGGAGTAGCAATCATCAACGTAGGTGGAAACTCTGATATCGAGATCAAAGAAAAGAAAGATCGTGTTGAAGACGCTCTATTCGCAACAAAAGCAGCGCTATCAGACGGTATCGTTCCTGGTGGTGGAACAGCTCTCTACAGAGTTTCTCTAGAGCATCGCGCAGAGCATAATACGAACGTAGCAATCGCAAGAGACATTGTAAGGATTGCTTTACAGGCACCGTTTATCAAGATTTTGGCCAACGCTGGAATTGAGAATTGGTGGGAATTTACTCCTAGCGAATTAGTAGAAGGTAAAATCTATGATGCAAAGAATCATAAAATGGTCAATGCCTTCGAAGCAGGTATCATCGATCCAGCAAAGGTTGTGATCACCGCAGTTAAAAACGCAGCATCGGTCGCAGGAACTATTCTTACCACAGAATCTGTTATCTTTGAAAAGAAAGAGAAAGACGAAAAGTCACCAGATCCTATGGCAGGAATGGGAATGTAAAAATAAGGCCCCACTTCGGTGGGGCTTTTTTTATGATATTTATTGGTATGAAAATGCAACTCAACGAAACACAAAAGCTACAGAAGATAGCTGGACTTATAAAAGAAGATGAACGTACAGATAAAGAATTGTACGATTTGCAACAAAAATTCATGCCTGCGTTTGAAGATTACGTTGAATTATATGCGATAGCTGCTCTTGAATCAGAAGAAGGTGAATATACTGACTTAGAAAAAGATTTTGCTAGACAATTGAAAGACGTTTTGTTTAAGTTCAAAAAAGGAGTAATTTAAAAAATAAGTGAAAAGCCCTTTTAATCGAGGGCTTTTTTATGTCACTTACAAAATAAATTTCCTAGGGGCCTAGAAATTATGTATATTTATAGAAAATAAGGTTATGGCAAAATATGCACTAGTATCTATGATGGGGAACGTTGGTTCTACATTAAACAGTCAAGGCGGGGGTTTTGGTCTCATCGCTACAAAAATGGTAAAAGATTTCTTTCGTGATGATCAAGTGGATGTTAACGTTTCTCCTGAAACTTGGCAAGATTACGATGCTCTATTCGTTTGCGAGGGAGTTAACTTTGTTCCTGGATCCTTTAATGTGCCAGGCGGGCCACAGCCACTACACTACGAAAAGATGAAAGCTATCGGAAACTACAAAGGAATAGTAAAGTTCATCAATAACGAATTTGACTTTGAAGGATTCAATAAGAGACTCAAGATCGAAGACGTAAACTTCCCATCAGGCAATTTCATAGATCTGTTTAATTGGTATGGAAACAAAACCAGAAAGTGTGTGGTTGGAGACTCTCACGCTTTATCAGTATGGAGACCAACTTACGGTTTAAACTTCACTCCAGGAAGAACTCTACACGGATTTTTAAAGCGTAATACTCCAGAAGAGATTAATGAAAAATATGATGAAGTAGTTCTTTATTTTGGAAATATAGACGCACGTTTCCATCTAATGAGACAAGAAAATCCCGCAGCTGCTACTGGAGATCTATTTAGAAAGTATATAGAGTTTGCAAGTCAACTTAAAAACGTAACTCTAGTAAACTTGCTTCCAATAGAACATGAGTCAAGAAAGATTCCTGGCACAGGATTGTACAAAAAGCAACCATTCTTTGGAACAAGAGAAGAGCGTCAGCGTCTTAGAGATACAGCGAACAGAATCATAAACAATTCAGGACTCAAAACTATTCAGTGGCCAGAAGAGTGGATCGACGAAGACGGAACAAAGATGCTCGATATTCTAGAAATGAAGCAGTCAGTTCACCTCAAGCCAAAGCACTATCCATTCCTAAACGAAATACTATAAAATGTACTTAAACAAAACAAAGGGAGATTCTAATCTAGATCTTGCAAACGGAAGATCTTTAGAATACTACTTAGATCTTACCAAAGACTATAAGCACGATTTTACTTTTACAGTAAAAGACATCGAAGGATTCAAAGTAATAGACGACGGTGAGTTTCTTTATGGAACTAAAGCAAAAATGGCAGACTTTTTTATCTCGCAAATAAAAGAGGATGCACTTGTCTATGTATCTCCTCGTACAGGATACGCCCCATTCTCACTATGCTATCTTGCAAAGAAGTATAATAAGAAACTTTACTTAATTATGCCTGCGTCCAAAGAAGCCTCTGAGCATCAGAGGACTGCTATAGAATACGGAGGAATTCCAATCTTTTTGAGAATACCTGCAATGCCTACTGCAAACATTTGGGCAAAGCAATTCGCAGAAAAAATAGGAGCTAAATACTTACCATTTGGTCTTAAACACGAGATGGTGGTAGCAGGAGGAGTTCGAGTATTCTATGATAACTTTAAAGACACAGACATAAAAACTATGTGGTCAGTTATGTCTACTGGAGTTTTATCTAGATCACTACAGATCGCTTTACCGAATACAGAATTTCACGCTGTAGCTGTGGCTAGAAACATTCAAGATGGAGAACTTGGTAGAGCTAAATTTTATACTCACTCGAAACCATTCTTAAAAGACGCCAAGATCATACCACCATTTGATTGCATCAGAACATACGACGCAAAAGGTTGGGAACTGCTTAAAGAACACGGTAAGCCCGGAGATTGGTTTTGGAACGTGGCAGCAAACATGCCAAAGCCAAACATAAAGACCGAAGATCTAGACTCTGATAGAGTTTGGGGTGATTTTTCAGATATTAAAAAATATTCCTAATGCATATTTATTGTAGATAGAAAGTTGCTACTACCAATAATCTATAACAAATTTATTGGTCCTTTAAACTTAGGAAGGTAGTAGCTCCTCTGTTTTTTGGACCATTTTTATTTTCTAATGATAGGAATATATAAAATTACGAATCCAAAAAATAGTGTATATATAGGTCAATCTTGGATTCTTGAAAAAAGACTTGCTGATTACAAATATGCAAGTAGATGCAAGTCTCAACCCGGTATATACAGATCACTAAAAAAATATGGTTATGAATTTCACAAAATAGAAATTATTCATGAATTACCTATAGATGTGACTCAAGAAGTATTGAATAAGTATGAAATATTTTACTGGATGCAATACAAAGATTGCGGTTATAAAATGTTAAATATTAGAGAACCAAGTAGCAGAGGACGGCATTCAGAAGAATCTAAGAACAAAATGAGTATTGCACATAAGGGCAAACCTTCAAGCAACTTAGGTGTGCCTTGTTCAGAATCCACAAAAGAAAAACTTAGATTAGTTAAGATAGGAAAACCCACTTGGATAAAAGGAGTTATAGGACTTAAACAAAAAATTGTAGAGTGTCCAATTTGTTATCAAAAAGGCGGTTTATCTAATATGAAAAGATGGCACTTCGATAATTGTAAACTAAAAACTTAATTTTTAAAAGTATCAAAAAAAGTTATAAATTTACCTTATGAACATATTAGAAGAAGCGAATAATATAGTAAACAAGCGATCTGAAGAGAAAGCTCGCATGTACGGTCCGTTTAGCGAAGGCATGGATAGAGCTGCTATGATTATGCGAGGCATGACTGGTAAAGATATTACTGGTGAAGATATGTACGCAGCATTAGTAGCACTTAAGCTTTCTAGACATTCTTACAATTACAAAGAAGATAACCTCTTAGATGCAGTTGCGTATTTAGGAGCATTAGATAATCACATAAAAGAAAAACAAAATGACGTTAAGTAACGAATTTCAATCAATCAGAGACTGGGCACAAGAAAGGGGAATTTATGAAAAGGGAGATCCTAAGACTCAATACATCAAACTACAAGAAGAGTCTGGAGAATTAGCTAAAGCTATTTTAAAGAACGATAGTGTCGAGTTTATCGATGCGATTGGAGATTGCGTAGTTGTCCTCACGAATCTTGCTGCGCTAAAAGGCTATAAAATAGAAGATTGCATCAATTCAGCTTACGACGTTATTGCAAAAAGAAAAGGTACTATGGTCGGTGGAACATTCGTAAAAGAATCTTTGTAATTCATGGCACTAAATCTTAGAGAAGTAATAGCTCTTCGCGATACAAAACAGAAAAAACTAGATTCTGTTTTCATGAACATAACTAAAGAGGTAGCAACGCTATCTCACTGCGTTCGATTTAAAGTCGGCGCAGTTTTAGTTAAAGATGGTAACATAATTTCAATGGGATATAATGGTACCCCAGCTGGTATGGATAACTGTTGCGAAAAAGATAATGTTACCGTACCGCACGTGATCCACGGAGAAGTTAATGCCATACTAAAAGCAGCTAAAACTGGAACTTCCGTAAATGGTGGAACTTTATATCTAACCCTGTCTCCATGTTTAGATTGCTCGAAACTTATTCTACAATCAGGAATAAAAAGAGTAGTATATTTAACTGCCTACAGAAACTTAGAAGGCGTAGATTTTTTAAAACAATTCATCTCAGTAGAACAGTATGATACAAAACAATAAATTTAAGACTCCTACAGCAGCATTCGAACTAGCGTATCACTATATTAATAAACATGGTGATCCTTTTGCTAGAACCAAAGCAATATTCAATGCTTCATTTACCATTGAGAATCCTTTAGAGAGAGTGATCATTACTCCAGCAAGAAAGTTCAATAAAGAATATTCTGATTACGAGTGGGATTGGTATCTTAAAGGAGATAGAGATGCTTTAGAAATATCTGAAAGAGCTAAGATATGGAAGCAAATGTTTGTAGAAGGCACTACCGAAGTGAATTCAAATTATGGATATTTTTGGAACAAGAATAACCAACTAGATCGTGCTATAGAAGAACTAAAAACTAATCCTTCTTCACGTAGAGCTATTGTTGTACATTACGATATCAATGAACTAGATAGGTACAAATATGATACTCCTTGTAACGATGTACTTAACTTCTATGTTAAGAATGGAAAGCTAGAGCTTACAGTATTTGCAAGGTCTATCGATCTATGGTTTGGCTTTTGTAATGATCAGTACTGCTTTTCTAAATTGATGGAATTAGTAGCAAATAGATTAGATTTACCTGTAGGTAAAATGCATTGGCTTATAACAAATCTCCACATATATGAACGACATTTTGCAAAGTTTTAAAGAAGAGTTAATACTGCTAGATCGAGAGTCACTAGAAGAGAAGATTGACCATTTGTCACAAAAGAAGTACAATCGTTTTCAATGGTGGAGAAGATATCACGATGCTCAAGAGTTGGACGAGAAAGCTCCTATGCGACTCAAAATACTTAACGGTGACTACGAGTATCCAAGCTACTTTTACCAAGCGCAACACGAGGTGTACAGGATGCATGACGAAGTAAAAGACATGGCTCATGGAGAGGACAAGGTAGACAGAATCAATCTTTACATGGAGCGCTATAGGAGACTCATGGAAGACTCACATAAAGAGGAAGATAAAAGATTCAATGCATTAAAGAAAAGACTGTCCAAAGAGTTTAAAATGACTAAGGAAGAGCTTGAATTAGTTATGGAAGACTTTGACGGAACAATAGACGATCTATATTTATACTTACTAAATCAAAAAAATGAAAAGAATAATTTATGTTAGTGCACCATGGTGCGGACCTTGTGGAGCTTTTAAACCGATTTTAAAAGAAGTTACCGATGAAATGGGAATTCCTGTAGAATACGTAGATGTAGACACAAATCCTGCTATCGCTGAGCAGTATGGAATTAGAGCAGTTCCTACAACTATATTTTTAAATGATAACACAACAATTTTTAAATATAGTGGAGCAATGACTAAATCTCAATTAAAATCCAATTTAGCATAATATACAAAAGATGATTCCACTAAAAGAAGCTATTGCTGAAAAGCATTTAATAGCTGAGCAGAAAGAGATTAATCAAAGAATGTATAAAGGTGAACTAGATAAAGATGAGTATCTTCACTATCTAATTCAACAATACTACATATTTAAAGAGATAGAGAGCAGAAAACTACCAAGTGATTCTTTGATAAGATCTCATAATGTAAAAAAAGACATAATTGAATTGGGTGGATTTATATTCAGCACTCTAGACTCTACTAAAGAATACATAAAATACATAAACGGTCTAGATGATAATTCAATGTTACCACATGTATATCTTAATTACTTGGCCCTATTATATGGAGGACAAATGATGAAATCAAAAGTTCCAGGATCAGGTAACATGTATGAATTTGAAGATAAACAAACTGCTATAGCTAGCATTAGAGCAGTACAACAAGATTCTTGGGCTGATGAAGCTAATATAGGATTGGATTACGTTATAAAAATTTACGATGAGTTACAAAGTTACGCTGGATAAAATAGCAGAGACAGTTAAGGAAGTAATCACAAATAGTGGAGAAGGTCTAGAAATAGAAACCGAAGATTTTGGGTGGATCAATCATCGTTACGTATCCAAACACTTTAGAATCGCTCACATAGAAAGATATTCAGATAAAAATTTAGAAGTTCTGCATATCACTACCTTTCCTAACGAAACCAGTCAAAATCCAATATTCGGATTCGATGTTATTACTACAGATAAAAAACCTTTAGCTGCGTTTCTAGACTATTCTCCTACAGTATCTAATATTATCTACGAATCCTCGAGATCCTTTGATTCTTTGTATAAACTTCCAGATTGGGCAAATAACATATTTTCTAAGTCTGCTATAGCTATAATGCCAAATGATCAAGATCTTGAAACTTTAAGCGAAATAGTAGTAGATGCATACAAAAAGTATATTAATCTTTGTTTGAGTGAAAGTGTAAATTTAGAATACGATAAACTTGAAATTAAAAATAAACAAAACTACTATTGCGAAGAGCAACAAAAAAACCAAAGAACGTTTAACGTACTAAAAGCTAAATTAGGAGAAGATCGAGCAAGATACTTTATGAGCGAAATTCTTTTTCCAAAAATAGGTTGATGATTAATTATCAAAACAAAACTATGAAAAAATTATTATTAGCCTATTTTATTTGTATTCCATTTTTTTTATTTTCTCAAACTCAATTACGAGAGAAAGTTCACATTCAGTCACCCATATTTCACATAGTGTATAACGAAAAGCTTCAACAACCAACGTTGATAGAATATACTGTCACATGTATAGATGGAAAAGCATCAAGAGCAGGAATAGATTTCTATAAAGTAGATTCGGTAATAACTTCAGATGCAGCAGATTACACAAACAATTTGTACGATAAAGGTCACATGGTGCCAGCTGCAGATTTTAATTGCTCTCCAATAACATTAAAACAAACTTTTAGTTATTTAAACTGTGCGCTACAAGATCAATATCTTAATAGAGGACCTTGGAAATTATTAGAAGCTCAAGAGAGAGTAATAGTAAAAGAACAAGGACCAATAGACGTAAAAATAATAGTGGAATTTTCTGACTTATCTAAAGTACTACCAACTGGAGCGACAGTTCCTATAGCGTTTAAAAAAATAATAACAGTTCAAAAGACTAAAAAAATCTATCAGTATTATTTCAAAAACGAAAAACCTAGTACAACTGATTACACTAAATACGAAATCCACTAAAAAAATAAATTATATTGTCAATAAAAATTGATATATATTTACATAGATAATACGATATGACAAAAAAAGTAGTAAAAAATAGAAAAAAAGTAACTAGTTGGTCGATTAATCCTATATTCATTAGATATAGACTTAAAAAAACAAACACTGGATTTTAATTTTTACATACTATAGTATTTATTCATAATCACGACGAGAATTTTTTCGATCATTGTACTTACGATTATTGGAAAGTGATACTTAAATTCGCTATATTTGGAATAGGCATCTCTATAAATAAAGATGTTAATTTTTAATAAAAAGTTCTTTATAATACGGGCCTGACTGGAATTGATCCGGTTGATGAGATTGCACCACATGCAGGCGTTTGGTAGAGTCGCCTTAGAAAACTGCAAACAATAACTGACGAAATGTCAACCATGACCTTCGAAGACGTAATGTCTTTCGTTGGCGCCGATTACGCTCTAGCAGCCTAGTCCGCAAACGGGAGGTAGAGATCCTAGGAACAGAACACAACAGCGAGTCATACGCTACAGAGATGGCATCCGGACGCATATTGCGAGCCGTTATGGCATTCCCTTTTGAGCCATGTAATCAATTGGGTGGTGGAAACGACCATAAAGGTCCGCCCCTTACGGTGCAGATTATCGTACCAGTTTATGAATTGACCCTTGGGCTGTCATAGAGCGAACAATCAGTACTAAGCATGTGAAACGTTGGTGTTATTGTCACTGTCGGAGACGAGAGTTCGAATCTCTCCAGGTCCACAAAAATTGCGAGGTAGAGCAGAGGTAGCTCGGAAGGCTCATAACCTTTAGGTCGCAGGTTCGATTCCTGCCCTCGCTACTAAAAACAAAAGTTATGGAAGTAAAATTTGCAGACAGTTTTTTTGAGAGTTTAAAAGTCTTAAAAAGACACAATACTTGGTGGTATAAAACTTATAGAACAATCACGGACGATATACCTCAGTTTTTTAAAAACATTTATCTATTTCGCAAAGAGCTGTATAAACACAGATGGTGGGATTATACTTTTACCTTAATGATACTTAAAAAGTCACTAGAGATTCAGGTTAATGGCATGGAAAAAAAAGGATGGGAAGAAAAAGAAACTCTAGATAAGAAAATCATCAAAATGAAGAGGGTGATAGAGATTTTAGAAAATAAAAAAGTAGATCTATACGTAGATTTAGCTGAACAACAATTAGGACCACTTTACGATTGGGATTTTCTAGAAAATAATCCTAAAGAAGAAGAGCTAGCTCACAATAAAAAAGTATATACACTAGCTCAAGAGATTGAAAAGAAAGACTGGAAAGAACTATGGCAAATACTTCAAGGTCCAGACTATGATTCTTACGATTCAAAAAAAGATGGTGACTTTAATGCTTGGTATGATGGTAGTGGAATCACAGCATGGTGGGACTAGAAAGATAAAATACTAAATTATGATAGGAATCATTATATTTGTAATAGCTATTACTGCTTCTATTACTTGGCTTTGGGCTGGAGGTATAGATTATATGAAAAAAAATCACCCTAATTATAAAGGAGAAGATTTTTTATCTTGGACAGAAGAAGAAAAAAACGATATACAATAAAAATAAAATTATGCAACAACCACAGATGAATATTACAGTAGATAAAACAACAGAAGTAGTGTGCGAGCATTGCGGATCTAACACTTTTATTGAGGGAATGTTTCTTAGAAAAGCTAGTAAGTTCTTAACTGGACAACCTCAAGATTCTATAATTCCAGTACCCACATTTATCTGTGCTCAATGCGGTAAAGTTAACGAAGAGTTCACAATAAAACAAGCATAATGTATAAAAAAGAAGGTAAGGTTACGATATATGATGAAAATAATAGTAGAACTGTTGTAAAGACTGACTCTATTGTTGATGGCGTTATAGATAAGCTTATACAAAGAGCTGTAGTAGGAAAGAAAAAATACGGAGTTACGCTTGATAGAAACGACCTTAGTTTAAGCGAATGGTTGACACACCTTCAAGAGGAGTTAATGGATGCGGTGAATTATATTGAAAGAATTAAAAAGGTTGTCGATGGCGAAAAAAGATCAGATATCAATTAACTATGCGTATCAGAAGTCAGTATCGTTTAGTCAATATTCGATGTACAGCTCCTGTCAATATCAGTGGTATCTTGCTTATGTAAAAAAACAGAAGATATTTAAACCAGGAATACATCTTTTATATGGTACTTCCCTTCATGAGGCGCTACAAGAGTTTCTTAGATTGATGTACGATGAATCAATCAAAGCCGCAGAAGAGATGGGATTAGCAGAGTACTTTCAAGCGAGAATGCTCGAAAACTATAAGAACGATCTTGATCAAAATAATAGCGAACACTATTGTACTAAAGAAGAGTTTAAAGAGTTTGTAGAAGATGGATTTGCTTCTTTAGAGTGGTTTAAAAAACACAGATCTAAGTATTTCTCAAAGAAAGGAACTAAACTTGTAGGAATAGAAATTCCTATTTTGCAGTCTATTACCGAATATTCTCCAAACGTACTTCTTCAGGGATACATAGATTTCATTCTGTACAACGAGAGCGACGATTCTTATACCATATACGATATCAAAACCAGTACCAGAGGTTGGTCTGATAAAGAAAAGAAAGACGAAACAAAGATCAATCAAATCTTATTCTATAAGAAGTTTTATTCAAAAGCCTTAGAAGTACCAGAAGACAAGATCGATGTCAAGTTCTTTATTATTAAGAGAAAGATCTACGATAAAGCTGAATTTCCTATCCCAAGAGTGCAAGAGTTCGCACCAGCAAACGGAAAGATAAAAGTAAAGAAAGCATTCGAGAGTCTAGAGAACTTCGTTAAAGAGTGTTTTACACCTGATGCCAAGTACAATATGGAAAGAGTGTACGAGAAAAACTCAAAAAGTTGTAAGTATTGTCCATATTCAGATAAACCAGAACTCTGCGATAAGAAAAATTAGGGTATATGTAAATTTAGTGTAGTTATAGATATTTATAATAAATTACTAAATGAAACATACAGTGAAAAGAACTATCACTTCGGTAAAAATACCGGAAAATTTATACGAAGATTTTAAGATAATGTCAGTAAGATCAAAGATTAATCTACAAGAGATAGTCGAAAGAACTATTTTTATGTATATTACTGATTCTAGCTTTAGACAAAAGATTCATGAAAGGTATAGCACCTATTACACAGGATCTGATATAATCAACGCAATCAAATAAATAAAACACATAATGAATAACGGTTACATCGAAAAAAACAAAAGGAAAAAGATTCTCCTTCTTTGTGATGATATTCGCATGACAAGTGGTATCTCTACTATGGCTAGAGAGATTGTTATCGGAACAGCACAACACTACAACTGGGTAAATGTAGGCGGAGCAATGCAACACCCAGAAGCTGGAAAAAAATTAGACGTATCAGCAGATACAGGAAATGTTGCAGGAATTCAAGATGCTTCTGTTTTCATTTATCCCACTAACGGATACGGAAGTCCAGAGCTATTAAGACAGCTTATTGAGATTGAAAAGCCAGACGCTCTAATGATGTTTACAGATCCTAGATACTGGATTTGGTTGTTTCAAATGGAGAACGAGATTCGCAAAAAAATGCCAATCATCTATTTAAACATTTGGGACGATTTTCCTGCTCCAATCTATAACAAACCATATTACGAGTCTTGTGACTGTTTGATGTCAATATCAAAACAAACTAAGCTTATTAACGAACTTGTTTTAGGAGACGTAGCAAAAGAGAAAATATTGACTTACGTTCCTCACGGAATTAACGAGAAGCACTTCTATCCAATTAACGAATTCATGTCAGAAGATTATCTTAAGCTTCAAGAGAAGAGAGAGAAAATCTTGGGTAAAGATCAACCTGAGTTCGTTGTATTCTATAACTCTAGAAACATAAGGAGAAAATTCACTTCAGA